TGGCCCGCTTGATGAGCTGTGTCGCCATTATCGGCTCCCTTTCTTGTCGTTTCGTTGTGCGACCTCGCGGGCTTTCGCCATCGCCTGGTCATGGGTCATCTTGCGGCCGCCCCGCTCGGACTGCTCCGAGAGGCGACCGGCGAGCCGCTCCATCGCGCGCCGTCCCTCGGTCTCGGTGGGTCGGCGGCTCATGCCCTCGACCTCTTCGACCTGGTCGTCTTTGCCGCGCTCGCGGTCGGGAACTTGCCCGCGCGCATGCCGGCGAGCTTCGCGATGAGCTGCTCAATACGGGTCTGCACGTGCGGCAGGTGTGCGCGGCTCTCGAGGCGCCCGATCTCGCGCGAGACGAGGTCGGTTGCGCCCTCGAGCACCTCGGGCGGCGGGGCGGTGACGATGCCCTCGCGCACGAGCTCGCGGCGCCACTGCAGCCACCCGACATCGTCGAAGCGGGGCGCCATGCGCCCGATGCCGACGGCGACGTAGCTCGTCCAGGCGTCGACGTAGCGGATGCCTCGGCGCGTCTTGAGCCGGCGAATGTAGGACGTGCCCCCGGGCCCCTGGTCGGGCTCGATGATGGTCCAGCCCGCGCCCCGGTACTCCCCAAGCGCCCGAGCGAGACCGCCGGCCCGAGCCGAGACCCCGTTCACACCGGGCGTGTGGTGAAACTTCTTGAGCCTCGGCACCCACTCCCATCGCACCTCGGGGTCGATGAGGAGGTCGCGCTGCGCCTCGGCGAGCTCGATGCCCTGCTGCTGACTGTGCAGCGTGGCGAGCTCGAGGAGGTCGATGCACTCCCACGAGCCCGGTGAGCTGATGAAGTGGAACGGCTCGCGGTGTCCCTCGTCGCTTCCCAGGTCGGGTAGCGTCTCGGTGCGGGTCGTCCTGCTGTCGAATGTCTCGCCTGTGTAGACGGGCATGGTGGGGGCCTCCTGTGTCGTGTAGATGCTGCCCGCTCGGCCCGGGCCCGCCCAGGAGACGCGACGGTCTCGGGCGAGCGGGCGAGCAAGCCGAGCAGCTAGGCGTCGGTGACGATACCGACGATGCGAGCCTGCTCGATGATGCCGATGCCGAGGTAGCTCGATCCCACGATTTCCGTGGTTGAGGCCGAACTGTCACGCTGGAATTCTACAATGAATTCGTCGGCGCGGATGACCTGCGAGCCGATGACCTCCTCGACGACTCCGATGCGGTAGCCGACAGCACCGGCGCCCATCATCGCCCCGTGGCGGTTGCCGCCGGCGCTGTTCACCTTCGAGGACTTGAAGATCGACACCCCGAGCAGCTCACCGGCCAGCCCCTGGCCCTTGGCCTCGAGCATCGCCTGAGTCGCGGGCATGTACTGGATAGCACCGCCCTCGGCGCGCAGAGACTCGGTCAGGTCGGCGATCTGGCGAGGATGAAGCAGCGCGGTCAGCGGGGTCGGGACCGAGGACAGCTCGAGCTGGTAGATAGCATCGAAGAAGTCGCTCACGCTCATGTCGACGCCCGAGGAGCCGACGTCAGTGGCGGCGTCGTCGATGGCGTCAGCGAGGAGCTGCATCCAGCCCTGCTCGTACTCGCCGACCATGGAGGCGGCGAGCCGGCGGGGGTTGATGGCCCCATTTCCGGTGAGGACTGCGAGGTCGCTGATGTCGCGACGGATGACCATCCGAGCAACCGCCACGCTCGCCGAGGCATCGGTCAGCGCGGTCGAGCTCTCATCGCTCGCCTCGGAAGAAGCAGCCGCGAACGCATCGTAGCCGTCGAGGCCGGCGAACCGCTCCGACAGGGTGTCGGTCAGGGCGCCGTTGACGCTGCCGAGGAAGGTCACGACACCGGAGGTCCGGAGCGAGGCCTGGTCGGCGAGGAGGACGCGCAGGTTAGCGGCGAGAGAAGAGGCGAGCCGAAGGTCGGTCTCGAGGTTGCTCTGGAGGATCGCAGTCATGGGATAGACCTCAATGCGAAGGGGGTGAATCGTCACTCGCCTACGCTGGGTTACGCCCACGACTCGCGGCACTGTCTATGTCATAGCAGGAATCAACTGAAAGCACCAGCGGCGATAGCCTCTCTCAATGCCTCCAGCGGCATCGAGGCGACGTCCTGCGGCGAGTAGCGGGCCGGAGGGGCGGCCTGCGAGGGCACCGCCCCAGCGTTACTTGGGGGTGCCGCAGGAGGCGCAGCGGCGACGGCCTGCTCGGGGGCCGGTGTCACCTCGACAGCCTCGGCCGGTGCCGACGTGTCGAAGAGGCGAGCGACGTGCCGGTCTTCCTTCGCCCCGCTCGAGAGCCAGGTCGCGAAGTCGGGCGCCCCGTCGCCGAGCTTCGAGTAGCGCCAGCGCACGAGCTCCTGGTCATCGGCGTCGACGATGCCGGCCCGCATCAGGTCGGCCGAGGTCGAGGCCTCTGACCTGAAGGCATCGAACTCGGCGCGCGTCGCTTCCAGTGCCGACTCGGCCTCGGCGGCCCGCTTGGCGAGCTTGTCGAGCCCGTCGGCCTTCTCGCTGACCTCGGCGAGCTGCGCCTCGAGCTCGCGGATCTTTGCGTTTTTGGTGTTGATGCGGTCGCGCGGTACGACGTCGGCGACCTCTTCGCTGCAGTGCGGGCACTTCATGGGGTTCTCCTGTCTAGATGGTGCCGAACTCGACGCGGTCGCGCCGAATCTGGCCGAGCCGAGCTCGGGCCTGGTCCTCGGTGATGCCCTCGAGCTCGGCGAGGAGCTGCACCTTCGACGCTAGCTCGATCTCAAATAGCATCTTGAATTCGTTGATGCGGGTGCGCCGCTCGTCGACTGACAAGGGAAGCCCCTGGTAGCGCACCGAGTAGCCACTCTCCGGCAGGGGCGCGTCGCCGCTGTACGTGTTGTGTAGCGCTGCGATGACTTCGAGCAGCTCGACATCGGCCCGAGCGAACTGCGGCTCATACTTGACCTGTGCGCGGCGCTTGCCCTCGTTCACGATGTGAATCGCGTAGCCCGAGCGCGCGTCGCCGTGGCTTCGCTGAATGTCAGCCGGCGTCATGTCGAAGTCCATCGCCAGCGTCGCCGAGTAGTGGCTGATGGCCTGCCCGACTGCCACCGGATCGCCACCCGGGGCGAACTGCCCCAAGGTGACCGGGGCGTCGGGGTTGCTCGCCTCCATCAGCAGCAGCGAGGCAGGGTCGGTAGCTATGAAGGTCGCATGCTCGTCGCTGCGCGCATCGGCGGCGAGCCCGGCCGGGCGCGCGTTGACCCCGTAGCGCTGCGGATGCGAGCAGTCGAACACGATGTGCGACCAGAACGTCCAGAGCACCGACACTTTAAGCGACCCTTCGACGAGCTCTTTGCCCTGGTAGGAATCGAAGAGGGCGCCGCTGTCGAGGGCGTGCGTCATCACGTAGGGCAGCACCGGCGAGCCGTCGTCGCGCCGGTACGGGTAGGCCTCGCCACTGTAGTCGGACCCGAGGAACATCGAGGTGAGGTCGCGCTTTCCGTCGCCGCTCTCGATGCGATAGACCCCGACACCGCCCTCGACCGACAGCACATCGCGCGTCAGGATCTTCTGCCCATCGAGCTCGCGGTGCCGATACTCGATGACGGTGTGAGGGACCGAGGGGGTGTTCGGGGAGCTCGAGGCCTCGACGGTGTCGACGGGCACCAGGCGGACGAGCAGCGCCCCGTCTTCCCAGGACACCCGACGCAGCGCCTCGCGCTGCCCGATGACGAGCCGCTGTAGCTGCGGCCCCTGCGTCCAGACACCGGCGCCCCGGCAGAGCTCGCGCATCCGCTCGGCGGCGACCGGGTCATCGTGCTCGATGATGGGCTCGCGGTCGTAGAGGATCGACAACTGCGAGACGACGCTGCGGAACACATTCTTCGTCAGGTCGGGTCGGCCCCATGCGGCCATCTGCTCGGGGGCGACGTACTGCGACATCGTCTCGACCAGGTCGGCCTCCCACACGCCATCGAGGAGGCGGCGACGGCGCGCGCTCTCCTGCATGCGAGAGCGCTCGTGCATGTCAATCGTGAGCGGTAGTCCGTAGTGGGAGGGCATCGTCACCTCGAGGTCAGAATCGGAGTCCAGCGTAGAAGGGGCGGTCGCCGAGGATGCCCAGCACGCCATACCGTAACGCGTCAGCAGCGTGGGACAGGTCGCCATCCTCGCCCGTCTTGCCGCCCTTCCAGTGCCGCAGCGTGCGCAGGGTCGACTCACAACGCGGGTGCACGAAGAGCTCGCGCCGCTTGAAGGCCCCGTTGACCACGCGATGGCCCCACGACCTGTCTTTCGTCGCGGCCACGAACCGGAACGGCGCGGTCCGGCGCTTGAGCTGGCGAGCGACCTCGGCGGTGAGCATGTCGTTGACGCGCCAGTTTCCTCGGCGGTTGGTATCACCTACGGCGACCTTGACGTCAGCGGGGCGGATAGCGTGACGGCGCAGCATGTCCACGATGCCCGCCGCGTGTTGCACCTCGCTGTCGCCGTCCTCGCTCACGTGCTCGTCGAGCACCCACACGTGACGCCCGGCCTGCGGTGCCCACGACAGCCCGCGCGACTCGCCACCGCCCCACACGATGAGGAGCGCGACGGTGTTCGAGCCGACTTCGCCATGGTCGATGGCGAGCGCCACCTCGACCGACGTGCCGGCCCCGATGGCCGCCGGGTCGACGTTCGACTCGCCGAAGCCCGCGAAGAAGCGGTCGAGGGTGACGCCATCCCATGCGCCCTCGATGCGCTGCTCGTACTCCCACGGCGAGGCCTCCATCGTCTCGAGCCAGCTCGTGACCTGCTCGTCGGTGTACCAGGGGCAGTTCGCCGAGCTGAACTCGGCGACGTACTGTCGCCACGGCGAGCCCTGCGCCTCGACGAGCTCGCGCAACCAGTCGACCGGGCGCCCGACCGGCGTCATCGTCAACCAGCAGCGCCCTCGGCGGCTCATCAGGCGGGCTAGGGTCTCCATCAGGATGTGGCTCGGGGGCGGCTCGTCGAGCAGCGCCCAATCGAGCTCGTCGCCAGCGTGCGCCGTCGGATGGTCCTCGTAGCTGCGGAGCTGGATGAGCGACCCGTTGCGCAGCCTGATGGTGGGCTGGTTCCACCCTCTGCCCGGGGTGTAGTAGCTCGAGCGGTGCAGATGGGGCCCGAGGAACTCGGACAGGTAGCGACCGACGACGTCCTGCACCTGTCGGCGAGTCGGCCCGACGAACCGCCCCCGGCTCTCGGGGTGCTCGACGGCGAACCGAGCCGCCTTGTAGGTGCCGTGGCGCGTCTTCCCGACCCGGTTGGCCGCCCTGACCAGCACGAGCCTGTCGTGGTCGTTGGCGACGAAGTCAGCGAGGGCGGGGCTCGGTCGGAAGGTCAGCATGGGATGGACCGATGCGACCTCGGCGAGCTTCGACGCGGCGACGGCGGCGGACAGTTTCACCCGCTCGCCTCGTTCAGCCGTCGCGAGGCCTCCTCGACGATGCGGGGCCCGAGCTGCACGACCAGGTCGACGACATCGCCCTCGTCCATGTCGGCGATGTCCTTCGTCCGGTCGGCCGGTCGGAGCTGGGAGAGCTCGAGCAGCTTCTCGCAGATGCGGACCCGAGCGTTCGCGGGTGTGGCCGGGTCGGTCGCCATCTTGGCGAGCTGGTGAAGGGCCACGGCCCCGAGGGCGCGCATGCGATGGCTCGCGTACTCTTCGACCCGGCGCGTCACCTCCTCGAGCTCGGCAGCGAAGTCGGGACGGGTGCGCCACTTGCCGACCGTGGCGCGCGTGGTGCCGAGGGTCGCGGCGACGTCGGCGTGCGTCGCCCCGTTCGCGAGCAGCGCGATGGCGGTGCGCTGCTCCTCGGTGAGCGGCATCAGAAGCCGGCGTCCCATGCGACCCCCGTGTCGCCGGTCGGCTGGTCGGAGGCGGGGCGCTCGAAGCCCTCGACTGCGGCGCGGA